TTGTCCATGTCCTTGTGCATCATGGCATTTTCATGGATGAAAAACGGAATACAAGCCTGTTTCTCTTCGCAGTTCTTGCAGTTCTCGTTCATGCCTGTTCCTCACTGTCAGCTTCCTCGTCACCTTCCGGAATCCGCATATCAAGTTTCTTGAAAGTGACCTCATAAAGTCCCCAGGCAGCTGCGGTGACAATCAGAGCATTAAATGCAGCCAGGAATCCGTTGCTGACCGTAAGACCGATTGTAAAATGTGTTGCAAGCAGCAGGACAATCAGAGAAATCACATAAACAAAGATTTTTGTAGGAATCTTCCATATCTTATCAAGCGGAACCTTGAAGCACTGAACAATCAGCAGTACTGCTGCCGTTGCTCCACCGATGGTGAACAGGTATTCCCAGGTAAACGGTTCAGTGGGAATCTCACCTTCAGCAAGTGCCACCACGGGCAGAAGCAGAATGGCAATCAGCATCAGACACCAGAAAATCTTTTTCATAACTTCTTTTCTCCTTTCACATAATTGGCATATGGATTAACTCTTCATACAGTTGCTTTACTGTATCATCGACTTCTTCCTGGGATTCGCAAAGCGCAACATAACTGCGGTAGACCTCACCGATGGCATCTTTCCATGTGATGGAAATCTTCCTGCCGTTCGATACGCATTTGTCATACGTGTCGATGATCTGTATCCGCAGGATGCCCTTTAAACCGTTTTCAATAGCTTCATTTTTGGCTCGTTCCTTTTTCAGCTTCTTGGCAAGACGGGCATATCCTGCCCCAAGTCCTGCAACGATAAGACCGAATATCCATTGAATCCAATATTTTGCAATCCACTCTGGCAAGATACTCACCCTTTCTGTGTCTGCCTTTGTTTGTGCCATCTTCTATAATATATCATTACTCTAATTAAATTAGCAATATGCAACGTGTAAATTATAGTTTAAATGGATAAACAAATTCAGACAATTTTCATTGTTACCGTTTAAAATACTTTGATTTCGGCTTGTCATCCGCTGACGGAGCAAGGATCCATCCTGCGAAGAAAGCAATGATTATTGTCCACCAAGGAACCATGCAATCACCCCTTTTTCAGATACGTCACTTCTACATTGTCCGCATCAGACCAAACCGTGTTAACGCCGACAAGGGCTGAAATCTGTTGGGGGGTGAGTGTGGCAAGGAGAACGGGGGTAGTGAGTTCAACGGCAATCTGAACGTCAATCGCAAGGGCTTGCCAATCGGATTGCGACATATCGTTATATCTCGCAGACCGCAAAAACAGAATGTCATTTGTCGAATTTGTGTTTGCAGACCAATACGCCCCAACATTCATGACTTGATTGCCAAACTCTTTGTTTTGCCCTGCGCCTATAAGTTCACGAATACCGCTATTTCTCCACCCCGGCACGTTATCTGCGTTGTCCATGCTCGCAGTATTCTTTGTCCACAGGGCGTGCGTTCCCCACACTTCCCCCGTTGTCAAATCTACTGATGCTCCGTAGACGGGGGGAAGGTAGGGTTGGTAGGGGGTGGCGGTCGAATCAAGACATATCATCGGGGAAACTTTGCAGTTTTCTACTTTCTGTGTGCCATTGACGTACAATCTGATTTTATCGAATGTTGCACCGGACAATGCATCAATTTTTGCTATGCGGTCAACAGCATTAAACGAAGCAGATGCAACTTGCGATGAGCCATTCATAAACGCAACTGCAATATAACTATTGCGAACGTTGTTCATTAGATGAACATAAAATTCACCCTGTCCAAGTGTAACTGCTTGCTTCAAAGGAATGTTGACATAAGCAGTTGCGGTCGATTCCCCGTTCATGGTATAACCGCCGTTTCCGTCTGCCGTGAAGGTTATTCCATTGTGGGTGAATGTTCCGGCTTCTGTTGACGGCAACAGATTCTTCCCCAAGTTGACCGGATGGGGGGTGATGGGGACAAAAGGAACGTAGGCAGTTGCGGTGTTGCCTACTTCAAGTTGAATGTCATAACTTGTATCTCTGTACGAAAACCGCATAAAATGGCAATTTGACGGGGTTGTGAAAGTTGCCGTACCGGATGACAGATACGAAATGCCAACCTTGTCTGCATCATAAAACCATGTTTTAGCCACTTGACCGGATGTTGAATGTGGTTCAAACACATATTCCGTGTCCGGTTTGACAGGGATATAGTCGCTATGATTCCATCCGACATAGCTCTTGCTTACATCGCTTGAATCAATGTACCGCCCTTTGGCTTCGCCTTCTGTTGTAAACAGATTCTTTCCCCCCGTCCACGTTCCCACCTCTCCCCAAGGGAGCAACGGTCGGATGTTTGACGGGGAAGGGTCGCCTGTGCCGGATTGACGGGGGAGTAGGGACAGGGCAAGGCGTTTCAGCGGTTTTGACAGGTCTGTGGTGAATACACACGGATTGCCACTTGCAAAATCTTCTACCGCTTTCCCACCAACAATCCCATGCAGAAGCATAAGTTTCCGCATGGTTGTCATTTCAGATAAAATCATTCTTCCTCACCGCCCTGCGGAACTTCGTCAAGTTCTTCTTCCGGTTCGGCTTCTTCAATGGCTTCCTCTTCAACGGCTTCCGGTTCAGCATCAGCGGTGTTCAAACTGCTGAAATTGATTCTCGGCACATTCAGCGGAGCGGACAGGGCAGATGAAGTGGAAGCAGAAGAAGAATCCTCACCCAACTGCATCTGTTCAATCCATTCACCGGATTCCTCTTCATATGCGTAAATCTTCGTTGTGTCCACTTCATGGAACAAACTGCCTGTGGCAATGTCAGCCAGGGTAGGTTTGTCATCTCCGGACAGACCGGAAAACTCAAAATACGCCTTGTTGTCGCTCCCTTGGAGATATTTCACGTTCAGTGTCCTTACCATTGTTACCATCCATCCTTTCGTTATCTCGGTTGTGTTGCTCTGTTCTCTTTCGTGTTTATATTACACTATACTATTTAAATTAGCAATCACCCGTTTTTCAAAAACTCCTTCATCATGTATCCGGATTTCCCTTCAAAACTGACATACTGCCATTCAGACGGCGGTGGAGTCTCCTGTTTCACCCGTTTTCCGGTGTCAATCCGCATGATGATGCTTGCCTGGGTGGTCGGTGCTTTCCGCAGTGCCACCCGTTTTCCTGTTACCTCTGCATAACCGGCAGGAATCGGTTCCGGTTCGGCGTATTTCACGCCTTTCAGTTCACCCCAATGGCTCCACTTGGAAGCGGTAACCTTGGTCTTAATCACACCGGATTGTGTGGATGCAGCTTCAATAACCCATCCATTACCGATGTAAAGACCGACATGACCGTATTTCTGATCTTCTTCTTTCCACACAAATACGGCAGTGCCAGGAAGAAGTTCCTTCCCGTCTGTCCTTTTGCCTTTGGACAATTTACCGCTTGCGGTTGTGTACTTCCGGAACATGGTATCTGATCCGTGGTACATATATCCACCCATTTGTGCAAATGCCCAGGAGAACAGACCGGAACAATCTGCCACCCTATGCCCTATCCATTGTTTTCCGTATTTGACAGTGGTTTCCCGTGTCGCTGCTTTCTGTTTCGCAGCCGTCCAGGTTTCACCGGCAGTTCCATAGATATAACCGAAGTCATTATCCAATGCATATTGGAATTTCTCTATCAATGCCTGTGTGGAAATCACTTTTTCATTTGCCATGTTCTCACCCCTTTATGACAACATTGTCTTGGAGTTCACAGTGCCATTATCAATGCTGATGTTTCCGATGCTTGCAGCTGCACGGTTGAAAGCAAGGAAATAAGCATTGCTTGAAGATGCTTTCACCACAATCAGCACACCGGCATAGTTGTTGGAACTGTTGAAGAACTGTCCGGTCAGACCGCTTGCAAACCGCATGGTGAACACATCACCTGTTGATCCGTTCGCAAGGGCGTTGACGATTCCTGCCAGGGTGCTGAATGCATCCGGAGAGCATTTGAAATCCTTTGTGGCAATATCGTCAGCCTGGACAATGCCAATGTTTCCGATGCCGATGTGGGCAGTTCCCCAGGGATTATCCTCTGAACCAAGGTGCCAATTATTGTTTCCCTTCGGCAGCAGACCAGGGAATCCAAGTCCCAGGGGAGAAATCGGATTCTCCACATAGTCAACATCAAGTCCCCAGGAGAAATCATCAGATTCCCCACGGTTGTCAATCGCACCGAACTTGAGGATCGGAGCATAATGTGTGCTGATGCCCTGTTGGAACTGCTTCACATCCCTGTCCATAAACAGGGTGTAATATGAATCCTGTTCAGCAGTATCGTTGCCGATCTGCATATCAACCTTATGCCCGTCAATCTCTTCACGCAGCCGTAAACCGCCGTCATAGAACTTCCAATCTCCGCTTTCAACAACACCTGTTTCACTGTCGATTCTGAAGTTCTCTGCCTGGACATCCAGGATACCACCGGAAAGCAGCTTCAGATACTTCTGCCCTCTGATGGTCACACCGTCTTCATCGATGTCAACACCGCTGACCACACTGTATTTCCGTCCAAGCTTACCGCCCTGTTCATACTGTTCCCTGGTTGTGGGTGTCATTTCCCTGTCTGCGCTGCCGGTGCTTTCATACATATCACCGCAGCTGCCGTCATACACAAACCCACGGACAAATACAGGGATATTCACCGTCTGATCCCCGTCATGCACGGCAGAAATGATGTCCCCTGTTTCCACCATCCAATTGCCGATGGCACTCACAGAAGCAGGAGTATATGCCCCAAAGGCATCAAGCCTTGTGAGGATGTCTGCCATTACAGTGGTTCTGTCGGCAGTTCCAAGGCACAGGAGCAGCGGATTGTCGATGATGTCATAAATCACATCGTTGTTGCCTACCGGATAAACGGATCCTGCTTCCTCATCCTCGGTGCTGCTGATGCGGATGGTATCAATCACAGGAGCATCAACCTCGTCCACAATCACACCGAAGTGGTCATCCTCGGTCAGCGTATAGTCCTGCTCTTCAAACCATTTCAGCGTAACATACCCGTCAGCCGTGATCTTCGCATAGCAGCAGTTCGCTTCGGCAATGCAGGACAGGATATCCCTACAGGTTACCCCGTTCACAAAGGGATTCTCACTGTATTCCATTGCCATTGCATTCTGCATTTCATCACCGGCAGCAGAATCAATGCCAACGTAATCGCACAGAGCATCATAGATGTCTGCCATCGTACAGGGAAAGGTCAATCCTGCAATGAAATCATCCGCAAGTTCATCAAACCACCGCATCCGGTCATAGGCAGTGAATTCAATGATATTCACGCCCACCGTCCGCTTCGGCTTTTTGCCCTTGAAATATCCCACGGTCACCCAATTGATGTCATTGCCGATCTTCACGCCGAAATCGATGTGGAATTCCTCTGTCCAATCGAATCCTGCGAAGGTGCTGCTATTGATGAACCGGATGATGGTTTCAGCCATCACTGCTCTGCCCATCACAAGATCCTGTTCGGCATTCAGAATCTGATTGATAATCAGACCACCGTCAGCAGAAATATCGTCCCCTGTCAGCGTAATATTCTGTGTGGGGAAAACAATCCTCACATACTTTTCATTCCCGTTCAGAATGGCTTCATTGTACTGTGCCAGGGTAACATTGGTAGGTGTAAGCATTCGGTTTATTCCCCCTTTAACATTCAATCATTGCATATCTTAATGATTTGTACTGTATCGTATTCGTGGTAAGGTCAACTTTATAAATCGGATATTCTGTGTCTGGCATATACACATGACCTTCCTTATATGTATCCGTTTCCGGATCATAATACCGAATATCCAATTCCCTTTTCAGTGTGTTTGTAAACGCAGCACTGAACAATCCGTTTAACCGCCCAACTTCCCTGTTTGTAATTGGCGGTGTATTGAATTCAATCTTGGAAGCGGTATGCTCCACTGTGTCACGCACAAGCTTACCGGATGTTGCTCGGTTTGCGCTTGCTTCCATCCGCTGATCCGGAGTGATGGAATAGCTTTCAAAGGCAATGTAGTCCAATGGAAGGTTTACCCAACTTCCGTTAGTCTTCAGTTCGACAAGCTTTCCGTTAAAAGCCATTCACATCAACCCCCTGTCACGGCAGAATACATTTCAAGACTCTGCTGAATCACTCTGCCCATCGCAGCACTTGCACCAGGCATTCCGCTGCTGCCGGTCTTTTGCAGGATTCCCATAAGGATCTGATTCTGTTTCCGAAGCAGTTCATTCTGTTCTTCGTTCGCAGAAGCAACACCGCTGCTGATGCCCTTGACAATCTGATCGTTGTTGGCAACGGCAGTGCGGTTGCCGATGGAACCAACCATTTCCGCTCCTGCTTCACGGGCAAGGAACAACTGACCGGTTTCGGGGAAACCACCGGATGCAAACGGCACTGTTATGTTGGCAAACTTTAGTCTTACTTTCTCAATGGCATTCTGTACAGATTGTGTCAGTTTGCTTGCATTGTTCAGTGTGACATTCGCCTTGACATTGACATTGGTTGTTCCTGCTGCCTTTTGAAGCGCAGTGTTCAACTGCGTCTTTGCGGAATCGGACAAAGCAACATTCGCATACCGTTTCTTCGTTACAGTAGAATTGATTGCCGTTCCAACCTTATCAACATCTGCTTTCTTCGCAGATACAGGCACATTGTGGTTCTTCTTATCAATCGTTCCGGTCAGCCATTCAGTGATCTTGTTACCAACCGCTTTTATCTTGTCAGAGGTCTGGCTGACCCACACAGGATGCTTAACCTCGACCTTTTCAGAAATAATACTGTTCCAGGTTTCAGCCTGTGAACGTACCTTGGCATCCCCGTCCTTCATTCCTGCGGAAACGAGGTCACCAATGTTGATACCGGCAGCTTTGGCAGCTGCAATGGCTTCATTGCTTCCAAAGGCATCGGAAATAGCATTGAGGAATTCAAACTTCTGTGTGTTCGTGAAACTGTTCCAATCAGAGAATTCAAACAGTTCGGAAGCGGACAGACCGACCTTTTTAAGTTCTGCAACTGTCTCCGGTTTGATTTGGACAGAAGAGAGGAATTTCTTCTTCAAATCTTTCGACAGGAGATCCCAACCGGTCACATCCACCAAATCCATTGCTTCAAGCACAGTTTTGTCCACACCATTATTCATAAACAACTGTTTAATGGCAAAAGAGAAATTGTCAGCAGTGAATCCGTTCTGTGCAAGGTAATCAATCCAATAATCCTTACCGGCAAGACTGTCGATGTTCACGTTGCTATGCAGCCATTCAAGGATAAGGTTCTTTCCAGGATCAATCTGCGAATTCACACCGTCCTGTACTGCCTGTGTAAGATTTGCACCCATCCGTTCGTATTCTGCAACAGCAGCCTTGTACTCCTCACTGTCCGGATTGATCTTGCCAAGAGCAGCAACCAATTCACCTTGTTTGGTATACTGATCCTGCACAAGGTTTTCATAAGCAGTAGTCAACTGCTCTTTATAGGTTTTGAAAGACTCGATAATCTGTGTCCCCGTTGCCTGTGTCACATCACCAAGCTGAAGTTTCATATTGGCAATAGCTTCACTGCCAATCTGTGCTTCAGCAATTGCGCTTGTCACATCAGAAAGCTGCTGCATAAGGGTCTGCAACAGTTCCGGATTCTTTGCAACAATTTCGCCCTTCTCGTTTTCAACAAGCAGATTACCGATTTCCTTACCTTTCGTGGCAACCCATTTGTCAACAGTGTCCCATCCGCTTGTGTATTGGCTGAACCAATCCCCCTGGGAAGAGGAATCACTGCCCACCAGTGAAGGTACAAACTGAAGTGTCAGTTTCCCTGTCTGCTTGGCATTCTCAATATAGCCATGTACCGCTTCCACAACACCGTTTACCTGTGTCTGCAATGAGCCATATGTGGAAGCATCGGCAACACCAAGCTGAATGACATTCATTGTGCCGATCATCTCGGTCAGTTTTGCTGCAATCTCTTCCCTTTTGACGGTTCCTTCAGTGATGTTTTCGTCAATCAGTTTGATGGCAATCTTCGGAGATCCTTCAAACATCTGATTGCTTACAAAAGCATCAATCTGTTCGGCGGTCAGCACTTTGTTGCCCCATTCAACGGTTGTGCTTCCTGCCGTTGCAAGCTTCAGCAGTGTGGCAACCGCAAAGATTGCAAGCGCAGCACCACCGGCAGCAAACAGTGTACCGGCAGTGCCAAGCGCAGCAGCTGCTCCGGTCGCTTTCAGCAGAAGACCTGTTGCAATTCCACCTTCAAGAGCAGCCTTGAGGTTGGTCAGTACGCTTTCCTTGCTGAATGCGCTGACATCCGTATGCTGAATATTGGCAATAATGTCCGTCACTGCGGTAAAGGCAAGCGTAATGCTTGCAGCATATATTCCTGCCTGTCCACCGATCAGTTTGTTGGCAATCACCCATGCAGCAGTACTGCCCACCGCCGTGGTCAGCATGGATGCAAGCAGCCATCCTTCTTTGCCTGTATCAAGGTACTGATTGGTCAGTATCCAATTCGCTTGAAGCGTAATGGCAATCGTAAGTCCCGTTGCAGCAAATCCCATAATCTTGGACAGTGTGGGCAGCGTTTCAGCAAACGAATTGCCAAGCTTCCAAGCCAGGATCGCAGCACCGATTTCAAGGGCAATAGCCTTGATGGTTTCAAAGTTGTTCTTGAGGAAATCAGCAATCTCACGAATGTTCTCGTCAAACTTCGTGACATTCTC